GGGCAGTCGCTCGTCCAAGGTCACATAACCTTTACTGACGCTTTCTAGTTCGCAGTTTTACAAGAATGCACAGCTTGTTTAATTTATTTACATTTCAATCAGGTCGTTCAGAGTAACGACTGTACCTAGTTTTTTCTGGCTTCTGCAGTAGTCACAATGCCCGCACTTCTTAGGCTTCTGTTTGCCCTGGATCACGTCCCAAACTTCGACAATTTCAGACTTGATTTTGTCTAAACCTTCATCCAGCCATTCATCATCGATTTTCAGAATTTCACGGTCTGGAACGTTCTCCTTACTTACCGCTACGATGTAAGGTCTAAAATCATTACCTGTCATTTGTTTTAAAAGTTCACGATATAGACCAAGCTGACCGTGATACCCAAAATTCAAAATATTATTGACTGCAGCGGGAACTCGTTTCTTGAGTTCTGCGCTCCATTCTTCCGAGTAGATGGACTTCATGGTTTTTAAATCCACAAAGTAACCACGGCTTAGATTTAAACTGTCTAGCTTACCTTTGACTGGCACGCCTTCAATTTCGCCATAGACAATCAATTCTTTTTGAACTTCATCCGATGAGTAACCGTGATACAAACGGTTGAACCCTTCATCGTCTTTCAGGCTTTCAATCATCTTGTCGCCGATTACAAAGTCAGATTTGAGGTTTCCTTTATTTTTCCCAGTCTTGGCAAGTAGCTTCTCGCCATTTTCGTTCATGAACTGCTGATGCGCTTTTGGACTTTCAAAGTAACTATGAACGTAGTTACCGAGTAGGAGAGGTGTCTCGTCCCTCTCTTCTACCCATTGCCCACTATCGAGTGCAAATGCCTTCGCTTGGCATTGCTGATAACGTTTGAAGCGTGAGTTGGTTAACCAGCTTGTGTCCTGGTAGTAATTCTCTTGTGTTAGTTCTTCCATGGATCCTACTCCTTCACATTGATGGTGTTACCTTCAAATAAGCTGACCTCTTCCAAAACTTCGCCCGTTTCTTCGTCGAATTTTGGAGCTTCTTCAGCAGGGTGGCTTGTATCAGCGGTTGTCACTTCTTGCTCAATGACCTCCTTTTTCTTGCGAGGTGCTTTTTTAGGTTTTTCAGGCTCTTGAACTTCTGGCACTTCTTCAGGTTCGACCACCTCGCCCATGATAGCGTCCAGCGTTTCTACTGGTTCGCTTGGAGTGATGTCTTTAACGTTGCGCTCGTTGTCATACTCGTTCGCAGTAGTTCGATTGACTGCATCAATAAATAAGTCGCTGTCGTCCGATGTATTGAAAAAATCTTTTGCAGCACGCTCAATAATCGTACGTTTGGCCATTTCTTGAGGAAATTTATTTTGAACACTCTTGTTTTTTGATTGTGACCACGAAACGTCTATCTCTTCTTTTGTCATGATCGTGAGGATTTTTTCTCCGTCCGTTTTTTCAATCACACAATAAGCACCTTCGATTGGATTGTTTTGATTTTTCCAACTCGACTTGTGGCTGACAAACTTCCAGCGCCCATCGACTACCTCTGCCTCGAATTCGTCACCTTCATAGATGATTTTGGCATAAATGTCTTTGACTGTAGACAGTTGCTTAACCACTTTCATGGTTCCAAAATAGGAACGTTCAAGCGTCGCTTTGTTCCCGTAAGGGATAAAATAGCATTGTGTCTTAGCTGGGCTCAACCCTTGCACAACCATGTCAAGCAAGGCATTATAGACACTATCAGGCGTACATTTCTCTAGCAAGTTCCCACTAGATGAGTTTTTAAGAGCGTAGTAGGCTGAACTTAGAGCGTTACTTACGCTATAATTTGGTGCGATTAGCAAGCCTTCGCCTTTCATGGCTTCAATTCGGGTTGCAACGTTCGATGTGATTTGTTTTTGTGTTAGTTCGTTTGTCATTTTGTTTACTCCTCGCTTTGCGCTCCATACATTTTCACAATAGACTCAATCATTTCCAAATTTTTTGTCATAGATTTGATTTTTTCGCTATTGTAGCGTTTATAATCTGCTTCATCTTTTTTGAAAGTAGCTTCAATCAATTTAAGTTTATCTTCCAATTCTTGATTTCTGTACCCGTCAAAACTTTCAATCACATCTCCATCTTCATCAACTTCTTTTTTGATGATTTTATTAGATGTTCTAATTTCCTCAATGATTGATAATGTTTCAAAGCGTGGTTCACTAACCCATCTTTCTTGGTTTTTAAGTGCAATTAAAATCATGTTTGCTAACATTGTTGTTGTGTCTGTCATTTTCTTCTTCCTTTCGTCTTCTTAAGGTTCCAATTTTCACGCTTCAAGCGTTTGTTTTCGTTTTGTAATTTCAAAATAATGTTTTGTTGTTCGTTGATAATTTTTCCGAGCTCAATTCCAAGATGTATGTAGTCAGAGCGCCATTGACCAATTTCTGCAAGTAGTTCTTCAATCATGCTCCAACTTCCAATACTTCTCTAAATCTACGGCCATAACGATAGACAAGTTCTTCTGCTCGGTCAGAATTTGTCTGCGATATGGTGCCAGACCTGCCTGTCTTTCTTCCTCGTTTCTAGGAAGATAGTAGCCATTTGGTTTAAACTTCTTGGCCACAATTGGATGTCCGAAGTTTACCCTTAGGCTTTCGATTACCTGTTCAAGCGGACGTTTTGACAACCCTGTCTCGCCTCGTAGATCATTTGCCGTGATAGGTTTTTCAAAAGTTCCCTTGTTGGCAATCAGGTTTAAAACTTCAATTTCAATTGCGTTCATTTCTCTGCTGATCATGTGTGCTCCCTTTCAGTTCTATATTTCGTCGCCTATGTATCGATACTGGCCACAGCCAATATATACATACAACTCTGGGTCGAGTTCTTCTCGTTCTTCAGGTGGCTCTATCATATCCCTGTCGTAGTTAAAAAATCCGTCCATCTAATTGGTCCTCGTACTTTCTCCAAAGTTTAGAAATCTCCTTCAGGTACTTTTTGATGTCATGTTTTTTGTACCAATCAAGTCGCTTGCATTCATTGACTGATACACAGGGATAGAGCTTATTCTCAATCTCTGGTATCGTCATCCTCTTCCTGCTCCTCTTCTTTGGTTTCTTCTTTGGTTTCAATCTTGATTGAAAGTCTCTCTGTGGCTTCATCAACCGACTTTCCGTCCAAGACGTCCTTGATCATGTGACTGACATCGTGCATCGCTTTAGCTTTAGCTTTCGACTTTTCATCGTCTGGCATCAATCCGACATCTTGGAGAGCCAGAAAGGCTAAACTGAAAGTGTGCATTTCTTTCTGAAGTTGTTCAATTTTCTTGATTGTTTTGATTGCTTTTAGTACGTTAATCATGTTGTTCTCCTTTTTTCTTTATTCTCCGACTTTCCAAATTCGGCAACGGGATTCCACTCCAGAAGAAGTCTTGTTTTTGAATTCCCAGTCATTACCATAAGCGCCTGTAGCTTCGTATGAAGCTGATTTCAAATAAGCAATAGCTTCTTCTTTCGTCTCGAAAATAGTAGCTGAATAATCTTGCTCTCCAGTTGGCAAAAAGTCACTTCCAATCAAACTGAAATCCTCGTTTCCAGTTTCAGTATTCTTTACATAAATCGATATAATGTACATCTACATTTCTCCTTGCTGTCTAGCCTTGATATCAAAGTTTTCTTTGTACTTGTAGGCAGCAAGCTCCTGCTTTAAGTCATAGTTTTCTTGTTCAACCATGAAGCGACGTTTGCGCTCTTCAAATAGGTCATTCATAGCATCGAATGCGACCTCTCTCCAGTCAAGGTTGATTGCCTTAAAAAAGCGTTCATGGTTGAGTTTAAATTTAGTAAATAGTTTCATGGTTACACCCCCTCATAAAATGGCTTGATAATGTTGTAGTATGAATGACCTGCTGGGATTGCATACCCTGTCAAGTCATCAATTACGGAACCGTCAGCCATGATATTCACGATTTGTGGTTTCCATTGCTCTTTTTTATTTTTCATGTTATAATCCTTTTAGAAATATTTTGTTGTGTCCCCGATTGCCGTCAGGGGACTTTTTTTATTTTGCGAATGTATACACGCTACCGTTTGTGGCATAATAGGTCATTTCATTTAATTTATTAGTGAACCTTTCGTCAGTCGTGACCAGTAGCCTATCCTTAAGCAAGGTTGATAATTTGAAATATTTATTTTCAAAATCAGCAATCATTTGCTTTCTTTCTTCTACAACTTCGCTAGACAATTGTCCTTCTTGAGTTTGTGCCTGCGTTAAATTTAAAGGCATTACTTTTCATGTCTCCTTTCATAATTCTGT